GCTAAATCGCGCACCATGGGGCGAGGCTCTACGGACGGTAGGGCTTCACTGGAGCGCGCGGCTGTGCAACATTCTGAGTTAGGGCGCATAGGGGGGATTCGTTTAAATGCACTTCGAGATATTTCGTCAGGGCGGAAATGCCCTCGCATCTGTTTTGATCGGGGGAGAGTGGCGCTGGCGACTACGCGCCACGAATGGCGAGATCATTGCGAGCGGCGAGGGTTATCATAGCAGGCAGGACTGCGAGCATGCGATCGCTCTCGTTAAGAGCACCAACTCCATGACGCCGGTGCAGGCCATTTAGTCGGATTCGGGTTCACCCATAATCGCCAGATAGGCCTGCGCCCGGCACCCGCAAAACGGCGCCTGACCCGGAGTATCGCCGGCCGGCTGACCAAGCTTGAACACGTCGCCATTGCGCGCCTGGTGTTCCGGCCTCGGGTGCGCCTTTCCGGAATGTCTCCAGCGATACTGCTCGATCCCCGCTTCGGCCTGCCGCTCCATATCGAGCGCGGCGGACAGCTTGTTGTTCTGGTCGCTCGCAACCCTGATCGCCCGAGCCCGCGCCATGCCGGTCGCCTTGCGTATCTCCCGCGCCAGTTCCCGGGATGGCGTGCGCTGCTGATACCCGCGAAACACCGCATCGGAGATACGCCCCTTCGCCTGGTTGCCGATGTCGGTGACCAGCGCGACGTTGCGCGCGATCCATGCCTCGAGCGATTCCTGCACAGGCTGCGCGGTGAGTATGGTCGAGAGGTCGACCTCGGTTCCGGCCTTCACGCCGGCAATCCACTTCGCGCGGTGCCAGCGCTCGATGCGGACGGCCAGGCGCTCGATACCGGCGCCGAATGCGACGATCAGGCGGGAGACTTCTTCCGCGGCGCGGTCGATTGCGGCTTGCTGGTCGGCGGGTGCGTCTGTCGTGAGATTGTCCAGCGTCGGGGGTGTATATCCCGCCATGATCTCCGGAATCGCCGCCTCCCATGCGCGAACGATCGGCATGTAGAGCGCGGCGAGTTCCTGCGCGTTCGCCTGCGTCGGCGCGATCGGGCGCAACGTGACATCGCGGCGCATGCCTTGGCGGCGGGCGAGGGCGGGGAGGTCAAAGCTCGCCATCGGCCATGCTCCGGGTCAGCTTGAAGGCCGCGATGTGCAGCGTGGCGAGAGTATCGGGCGCGTCGGTGCGGCCCCATCCGTAGGTTTCGACCTCGCCGTCCTCGTCGACCGTCACGAGGATGGCGGACTTGGGCGGATCTTCCTCGGCGCGGTTGGCGGCGGCGCGGAGTTGCGCGGGAATGTCAGTTAGGGGCGCGCGGCCGATGGGGTGGAGGTTGGGCATCAGCGAGACGGACGTGGCGGAGACGGACGCGGGCCGCGCGGCATCGGTTCGCCGTCGTCATCGACCATCGGAATGGGGAAGTGGCCGCCGCCGACGATCTTGCGTATCCAGCGGCGCTCACCGGTCACGGTGTTCTTGCGAAGCTCCCACGCGTGGTTCTCGTAGATCGTGCGCCAGGCGAATAGGGAGCGGAGCCAGCGGATCATCACGGCCTCACCGAGTAGCCAACCCCATACTCGCGGCCATCCGGAGCGGTGCCGATCAGGGCGATGCAGCGATCAGGGCGCCGCTCGATGCGCAGCGGACACTCGGGCAGATTCCGTTCGGACTGAAAGCGCTTGAGCACTCTCAGGGCGGTATTGCGGCGATCGCGGAGCTTGCTCATCGCACCTACTCAGCGTCCGATGTGGCAAAGCGCTCACGCATTCCACGGTGGTGAAGGTCGACCCGCCCCTCGGTCACAGCTTCCTTGGCTGCATGAACGGCATTCAGCGCATCGGTGAAGCGTGGATGCGCAGGTAGTGCCTCGATACGGTGAACGAGACTGTCCAGATCGTTTGCGATGATGGCGGCGAGGGCGTCGGAATTCACGGTCAATTCTCCTCAAAGGTGACGATAGCCGTTGATCTCACGGCGGGCAGGTCGAGAAAGGACCATGCGCTGCAGAGCATGAATGCCCTGTCGGAACTCGGTCGCATCATCATCGTGTTCAACCGGTAGCTTGAGAAAGCCATCCCAGACCTTCGCAAGTTGCATGACCAGTTCGCGTTCGGCGTCGCTCATCCCTCACTCACCTTCTCTTTCCAGTCCTCGTCCAACTCGGAAAATAGCTCCGGCCCAAACACCAGCGGCCCGGTGTAGGGCTCAATCTCCGACACATCGACGCCCTCGGCCTGCCATGTCAGCGTGACGTGCGGCCGATACTCCGGCCAATCCCACGAAGCTCCGGCCTCGCGGATGCGCTTGTGACGCCATTCGAGTTGGTCGTCGGCGAACGTCAGCGCGACTGCATCACCTTCGCCGAGGCGCTCCACGGCGCGCGGGCCGCCAGGGCGCACCCGCACATGGCCGTTCTCGTCGCCGCTCCAGTCGGTGCCGACGGCGAACCAATCGACTGGTGCGCGGCTGAAAGCGATCGTCACATGCATGTCGTCGGCGGCAAGCGTGGTTTCGAGGCCCTGCGACTTGGCCCAGCGGATCACTTCGTCCGCGTTCAACAGCTTGCGCTGGACGTAGAGCGTCTTCGGCGCGGCATCGGCGAGGAATCGGGCATCGTTCGCAGCACGGCGGGACGGCCCGCTTCCTATCGAGCCGCCCGCACCGCCTAGATCGGGATCACCTCCCTTCGCCTGCCGCTCCTCCTCGGTGAGAAGATCGTCCTCGTCGCCGCCCGCTTCCATGTCGGGCAGTTCGTCCAGCGCCTCTTTCAGCCCCGGATAGGTGCCGTTCTCGATGAGCTTCGACTGCACGCCCTTTTCAAGCGCAGACGAGGGCACGAGGCCACTGACCGCGTAAATCTGCGCCGTCTCGGCATCGGCCTTGTCGATCTTGGAGCGCGTCTCTTCGTCCGGCACGTCGAGCGGCGAGAAGCGCCAGTAGGCATCGGCCGGCACGCTGAGCGACGGCAGCAGCACCGCGTCGAGCTTCGCGAGCTGAGGCCGCAGGGCCATGTTCTGCCGTGTGGCGATCATGCTGCGGTAGTTCTTCTCGTCGTGCTCGCCGGTGCTGTTCTGTCCGTCAGGCGCTTTGCCGAGGAGTCGGGTCGCGGGAATGTCGGCTGCACCGGCGACGATCGCGAGGTAGGTCCGCACCATCTCGGGCATCCCGGCCCATGTAATCTGGCGCTGCTCCCACTCGTCCTCCTTGTCGAGGAAGATCCCGCGATAGTTCGACTTGCCGAGCGCAGTGGCCTCGAACCGCTTGCGCATGGCCTCGTCGCCGCCTTCGCCCAGCAGCCGTTCGGTCATCCCGGCGATGCGGTAGATGTCGAGCTTGGCCTCCTCGACGAGATCGGCAAAGCCCTCCGACACGCGCTGCGCATCCTTCACCGCGCGGTCTACGCGGTCGATCACGCTGTCGCCCCACCAGTCCGCCGCGCCTTGATGGCCGAGAAGGTCCGGCACGCGCTCGCCGCGGAAGATCAGCAGGCGGGACGGGTGGATTCGGTCCTGAGCCCTCTGGCCTGAGAGCGTGAAATACTCCGGTTCGTCGAACGTCTCGCTGTAGGGATCGTAGTCGATTTCGGCAGGGGTCAGCCGCTGATGCGACAGCGCCTTCACGTAGACCAGCTTCTCGCCCGGACGGATCGGTTCGGACAGGTCGCGGGCGTTCGTGCCCAGCAGAACCGCGCCGCCACCTAGGCGCCCGAAGATCAGCCCGGCATATACTTGCTCGACCAGGCCGAGCCGTGCTTCCTCGGCTTCGATCTTGGCGACGTCAGCCTCTTCCGCCTCCCACTCGCGCCATTCGCGCACCATGTCCATCGGGGGCAGGTCGACGATCTTGGAGATCAGCCAGGACGAGCGATAGGCCGCGAGCACCTGATCGACGGGCATTTGCTGGAACAGCCAGTAGGTGTGCTGGCTGCGGTCGATCGACGTGCCGCGACCCGAAAGCGCGTTGATCAGCCCGTCTCGGAAGTTTGCCACGACGCCCATTGCGGCCTTGTGGGGCGGGGGAGGCGTGAGGTGCTACGGACGGAGGCTAGAGGGCGTCGAGGGAAGATCGCTGTGCCGCCACCGGCCAGAACGCCATCACCAGCGCATCGGCCTTGTTCGGCGAGCGCGTGCCTTCGGGCGTTTTGTTCACGATCATCTTGAGTGCGCCAGTCCGCCCGCGCGTTGCCTGGCTCAGTTCCTTCCGCAGCGTCGCCAGCCCCGGCATGTTCGATGGCAGGCTGATCATCGTGTCGGGATCGTGCTGCTCGCTCTCGGTGACGGCCTTGTGCGTGCGCTCGAATCGGCCGCGCAGTTCCCACCACGCCTGAGCCTTCAGGTTGGCGAAGAAATCGCGGTTGAGCGGGCTTTCCTTGTCGCGCGGGATGAAATGCTCATCGGGATTGAGTGGTGATGCGCTCGCGCTCCACGGCGCGAACGAAATGCCATTCGGCAGCTTCTCCTCACCAGCGAGACGATTGGCTTCCGACTTTACGCCGGCACCGACCCCGATGCAGTCGTACTGGAGCTCTACGGTGCGCCCGCGCAGGTCATCGATCGCCTTGCGGGTTGCCTCGCCCACGTCACCCGAGCCCCAGTCCTCGACGCTGTGCACAACCGAGCCTTTCGCGATGGCGAGCGCGTGCTTGTCGGCCCCCTCGTCGGCGACGTCGAGCGCTGCCCGCCAGCCCCCGCCGTCATCGAAGCCGAGACGGATATGCGCGTCGATCGCCGAGGAAACCCATGCCGAGGGGATGATGACGCCCGCCACCGCTGCCGAGTAATCCCGGTCGACCTCCTGCGCGAACACATGGAGCAGTCCATCACTCTCGGCCTTGGAACGGCGTTGGTCGTACCAATCCTGATCCTTCGCCGGGTGGTCGCGCCAGTCCATCACAAAGACGTTCACACGGTCCTTCGCGAGGGGCTGGCTAGGCTGCCATTCCTCGCCAGCCTCCCGGCGCCGGTGGAAGACGTTACCGAGGCCGTTCACGCTGGAGATGTCGATCTGGCAGTTCGTGTTGTCGGCAAGGGCCGCTTCGATCTTCTCGGGCCTCTCGTAGTGCGCGCTCTCGTCCTTGAAGTAGATCAGCTTGCGGCCACCGCGGCCGATGTTGTCACCCGCCTCGCCGGTGATCGTCGCGCCAGTCTCGGGATTGACGATCTTCATGAACGGCATGTGCGTCTGCGCGTCGAATCCGCGCGGGAGCATGAAGGCCGGCAGGTTGCGGATGATGATCCGCATTTTCTCGAAGATCGAATCCGGGTCGCCGATCTTGTCGACGAGCTGCTCTTTGCGGCTGCCCCAGCCCACGGCGGCGCCAGGCCAGTAGAGCCAGAGCCACACCGAGAACGCGCAGCACAGCCACGTCGCGCCCATGTCGCGCGCCTTCTCCGCAAGCCCGTTTTGCTGTTCGGTGATGCAGGCGAGCAGGAACTCGGCCAACTCCTCCTGCCTCCGGAAGAGCACGAACGGCATGGTGGTCGGGATGTCGGGATCACCGGCTTTGCGCGGGTCGTAGGTGACGGCCCAATGATTGATCCATGCGACGGGATCGTTCCGGTATCGCTCTGGCAAGCCGAGGCGCAGGTCAGCGCGGTCGCGGAGCAGTCTGACGCGCTTCTGGCGGGCGATCAGGTGCTCGACGTAGTTTGGGGGCCACGTCTCGGCTTTGCGTTGCTTAGGGGTGAGTGTGGTGGTCATGCATCCAAGTTGTTGATGATGACAAAGCCGTTTTGGCGAGACGGCTCATCACTTGAAATTAGCCACTCATGACGACGATGGCCGCGATGTAGTGCGAGATCGAGGCCGAGGGCGTGGGCGAGCATGACGCGGGACTTGTTTCGCTCGATCAGGTCAACGTCAGCCGCGCTGACACCTCGAGGATTACTCAGTTCGATATATCGTTTGCGCTTTTGCTCCGGTGCGCGGGGAATGATCGTCGCAGGCGTCCGACGGCGCCTCCATAGCCATCCAATCACCCCAACTCCTCCCGATACCGCTCGGCCGCTTCCTTCGCAGACATACCCTCGCGGATCAGCTCGGCCGCCTGATCAGTCACGCCGTGGTTCACATCGATCTTATCGCCGTACTTCTTCGGCGCGAGCTTGCCGGCCATCCACTTGCGGGCATCGACGCGAAGCTTCGAGCGCTGGATATGCTCGTGGTTCACGGTCTCGTCGACCGAACCATCATCGCGGCGGCGCTCCATCCAGTCGTTTGAACCATCGTCCGCGATGTCGAGAATTTCGTCGAAGATCGCATCTGCCTGGACCTCGCGCGCGCGCGCGTATTGCTCGCGGAATTTGGCGTGGCGATCGTGAGCCAGCCACCTGAACACCGTCGACTGTGCCGGCATCTTCGTATCACAGCAGATCGAGCGGAGGCTCTCACCTTCAGCGAGCCGCTCACAGATTTTCGCCGCAAGAGCGTTCGAGAATTTGGCGGGGCGCTTAGCCATGTGCCACCACCTGCCCCGTCCGTAGGCTCTCACGATACCGACGCCTCTCAGCCTTCAGCACATCGAGGCCCCCACATTCAGCGATCCACTGCATCATCACATCGGTGCGGGCGCCGTAGTAGCGCTCGATCCCGCGCCACCCGTCCTTGACGAAGCGCTCGGGGAATCGCTCTGGCATGGGTGGGTACTTCCTGGCTTCGATCACGGCTCGATTTCCTCCCCGCCGCTGCTTGCGATCATCTCTGCCGCTTCGAGGCGGATGGCGAAGGGCAGACGGTTCCAGTGGCGAATGAACGACGAGAGCATGTCGTCCTGCGTCGGTTCGAGCCGTGTCAGGCTGCGCTGCTGGCCGAGTGCCTGGTACTTCAGGTCTCGGGCCGACGTGCGTTCCCGCGATGCCTTGTCGAGCAGCTTGCGGGCCTCCCCGTGCGGTAGACGGGACAGCGCGGCGTAGTGGTCGAACGAGAGCTCGACGCTGCGGTCCGCGGCCGGAAAGCTCTCCGCGACCTTGGCGATCGCCTCTAGGTGCTTCGGGTCCTCCAGGATGGCCGGGAGGGCGAGATCCATCTGCTGCGCGAAATCCGGGTCCGCCTTGGCGCGGGTTCTGCCGTATGCGAACCAATCGGCCGCCTGCCACTTCGTCTCGCGGTCGCGCTGGATGAGGTCGCGGCCGATCTCGATCCAGCGATCGAACGGGAGATCGTCCGGAAGGGTGAGGGCCGGCGTGTGGTCTGGTTCGATGATGGTGACGGCGTTCATCGCACGATCCCCCCGCTATGATCCCCACAAAACTCCGTCTCCGCAGTGAACGGCCAGGCGGACCTAAGCTGCCCGTCCGCGCGCTCCTTGAGCTGCGGCGCATGCCGGCGGCACTGACCGACGCGCTTGTCTCCGAACCTCAACTCGGGCTGCACCTCCCAGAAGTCGCAGCTCGTGCATTTGATGTGGCGGCTCATCTCGTAACTTCCTCCCGGTTGATGGTGGCGATGTTGTCGAAGTACCGCTGCCGTCGCTCGGGCGAGAACTGCGCCAGGCGGCGATCACGGTATTCCGGGTCGGGCCGCAGGGTTGCGCGTAAGGCGCGTTCGGTGCGGGCTTTGCGGATGCGGGAGATGAGACGGGCGAGCACGGTCAGGCCTCCGCGGTTGTCTGGCGGCCAAGCAGCGCCCTGACCTCAGCGGGGTCGACCGCTTCGCCCTGTGGTCGCCACTCCTGCTCGTGCTTCCATGCGAGATGGCGGGCGCGACTCTTGGCGTAACGGCGAGCAGCGCCTTCCTTGAGCGCTGCGGCACGGACCTCGGCGGGCGTCGGCAGGAACGTACAGGTGCGGAGCAGCTCGACGAATGCGCGACGGAGGTCATCGACCGGCAGATCGCGAAGTGCGAGCCAGTACATCGCCATCCGCTCCTTCGCCTCCTCCTTCGACAGCTTCGGCTGAGCGGTCGCCATCGCGAGCTTGCCGATCATCGTGTCGACCTCCGATTCCTTGACCAGCGCTGGTTCCGGCTGCTCGGCGAACGCGCGCAATTCCGCAGCGCTCTTTGGGCCGACGACGACGCTATCGCCGCTCAGCACCAGCTCGTTCAGCCTCGCGCTCAATTGCGGCGCGGACGTAGGGGTTCTGGGGTTCGTCGTTTGCAGGTCGGTTGCCATGACGTGCCTCGTGCTGGAGTGCCTTCGTGAGCCAAGCGACGGGGTCTGAAGGCTGCTCGATCTGGCAGCGAGAGAGCGCGACGAGAACTTGGCTGTCGGAGTAGTTCTTGCGGAGACGTCCGAGGATCGAACCGGCCTGCCGCTCGGGTACGTCGGCAGCCATGAGGATCGCTCGTCCTGTGTCGAAGATCGCCTTGCAGATGTCGTTGGCGGACGGCGGCGCGACGGCGCCCGTGTCGTCAGACACGGAACTACCTCCTCCCTCCTCCTCTCCATCCTCCATCTGCGGCGAGATTTCCCCACTGGTGGGGGACTGGTTAGGAACCGAGGCCGCTTTATCGGCGATAAGTTCCTCCTCCATTCCAGCAAAACGCAGGATTTCTGCGGCTGCGGGGTAGAGATCGTTCGGCTTCTTCGGACGCTGGTGCTTGCAGAAGTTCCGCACCACGCCGTAATCCTTGCCGGTAAAATTATACCTCCGGATCATTCCCGCCTGTTCGATCTCGGCGAGCAATACGGCAGCGTCGGCGTTGTCGGCCGGCAGGACGCGCATCTTCAGCTTGAGCGGCGACCAGGGAAAGCAGCCCTTGTCATCGCACTCGTTCCACATGCCGATGAACAGCAGGCGCGCGAGCGGGCTCAGCGAAACAAACGCCTCGTCCGTCCATAGGCCGGGGTGAATGGAGCGAATGCGGCTCACAGGGCCAGCGCCCCTACCGCAACGCGAGGCGCGAACTTGCCGCAGCCTGCCGCGTCGTGAAGGTCGGCGCGCACGTTGCACCGCGCACAGGGGTCGCGCTGCGCGACAGGCTGCGGAGCAAGTGCTTTCTCGCGCGCTCCACCTTCGCGGGCATCGGGGCGGGCAATATGGCGCTTCGAGGCCGTCACACGCCCTCCCGCATCAGGCACTTGCGAATCTTCGTCCCGTAGGCGGTCAGATACGGCCCCTTGATCTCGACCATGCCGCCAAGGGCGAGCCATCGGCGCTGCTCAGGGTTGACGTCGTGCGGCAGGCGATAACAGCCCGAGTTGGCGGGATCGTTCGACCGGTGGGCAAGCTGGAGCGCTCGTGCGGCCCACAGGGGCAGCGAGAAGGCTGTCGTGGACGGATGCGGCACCGGGCCGGCATCGCGTGCCATATCACGCAGGGCGTCGGCATAGGCGCGCTCGGCGGCCGTGGTCGCGCCGGTGGGGATGCCCCATTCGAGAGGATCGGGGTGCTTCATGCCGCGGCGACCTCCGCGAACATGCCAGCAGCATCGCGCACCCGGCGCTCCGCAATCGCGGCGTAGTCAGGGGAAAGTTCGCAACCGATGGCATTGAATTGCTCGGCATCAGCGGCAATCAGCGTGGACCCCGACCCGGCGAACGGGTCGAGAACCGTCCCGCCTTTCGGGGTGACAAGGCGGCAAAGCCAGCGCATCAGGTCAACCGGCTTTACCGTGGGGTGATTGTTGCCTTCACCGCGCTCTTCGGTCGTGGCCTTGGCGCAGTAGAAGAAGCGGGCGGCGGAACCCTCGTTGGCTTCGTAGGCGCCATTGCCACCGCGCTCGGCAGTGCCGTAGCAGTTCTTCGTTCCG